TTTTAGATACAAGCTTATTATGTATTTCTTGTGTAACCTTCAATGTCCAAGTAGCCTCAGCAATCTTATAGCTAAATTTCAGTATATTTCTAATCACATATAATTCCTCTGAATGGTCTGAGGTAGCCAAAGTAAGTGTATCAAAATTAAAACTCTCCCCAAGGCTAGACTCTACTATAAGGTTACTCTTATAAGTACAGAACGGAAAACCAGACCCTTCACGGAAAGTATTTAGAATCTCTATAGTTTTTTCATCTGTAACAACTGCATTGACTGCTGGTAAAACTAGAGTATAAGGTGTTACACCTGACTTAACAGCCTCGTCTACGTATTCTTCTGTAGCATATCCAGTAAGGTCTACATTACCGCCTTCAGGAATCTCAATACCTGCAATAGCGTCATCTACATACTTCTCTGTTGCATAGCCTTCTAAGCTCTGGTGCTCGGTTAAATAGCCTTTAGCTTGTAGTTCACTCTCTGTAATGTACTCGGCCGGAACTTCTGTTATAAAGTCCTTAATATCGTCTTTAGTAGCATAGTTAGATAAATCGACATCTCCGCCACTTATTTGTGCCTTAGCTATCTCAGTATCTACATAATTCTTACTTGCTGCGTGGTTATCCTTAGTAGGCGTTACTGGAACTCTGAGCTGAAGACCCTCACGCACTGCAATAGAGTTATTATTTAAAGTCTTACCACTAACAACTCTATCTAAGTCAGCGTCCATCTTCTCGATGGGCATGTCATTCTGAATAGCCTGATGTTTATTAGTAGTAGGCACGTACCAGTTATACTGGTCATCGACAGTAGTAAACTTCAGTAAATTAGAAGTGTCTACACCTTCAGGAATGTCCTCTGCAGTTACATAACCCGCATCATTAGTAAGTTCAGATACCTTAGTAGGCACAGTTGGAATCTCAGACTTCTTAGCATACTCGCTAAGGTTTTGGTGCTCTGTTAGATAACCTTTTGCATTAAGTTCACTCTCTGTGATATACTCGCTAGGAATATTTGTAATGAAGTCAGATACATCAGGTATCTCACTCTTCTTTGCATATTCACTTAAATCAGTCTCAGGGACTTCTTCACGTGTAATAAATTTGCTGTCATTTTCGAGTTGGCTAACTTTGGTTGGTATCTCGCTCTTGAGAGCGTGCTGGCTTAAGTCGACTTCAGGAATATTTTCTATTGCTTGGTCGACATAAGCTTCAGTAGCATAACCATCAAAGCTTATAGGGTTCTTTTCAAAATAACTATTTATTGCATTATCTACTACTTCTTCTGAGAAGCCCTTCTCTTCAATTTCATCTATTCTCTTCTCTAAATCTTCATATCTTTTAATTTCTACTTCTGTATATACATAATCGCTAGGCCGAGTTCTAGGCTTGACTTTAAATACTTTATCAAATCTAGTAGCCTTGCCGTCATATCCGAATACACGAATATCAAAGCTATTATGTAGAAGGACATTAGGAACGTTAGCCACACCGTTGACGACTTCAGTAACTAAAGAGCATTCATCAGTTCTATTACAGAAATGCACTTCAGCTATAGTTGTGTCTTCTACAACAATCTGTCTATCTAAGTCCCATTGGTAGAAGTACTCTCTACCATCAACTATTCTAAACATGCTTGAGTTGCCTCCTTGTTAAAATTTTATAAGCCAAGAGCAGACTTGCTCATAGTCTTTACTTGTTTTTGAGTGTACACGTCAGAATAAGCGTATCTGCACGCGTCTATAGCGTGTGACCACTCGTGTGTAGTATCTTCCGTCCACTCACCTGTTTTCTTACTCTTTATATAACTAAAATTCTCTAACTCTATAATAAAGTTAGGACAGTTAGGGTGAACTACTATTCTATGGTCCTGAAGGAACATCAGGCCAGCTTTTACACTATCTCCACCCTTAATACAAGGATGGGCGTTAATTCCCTTATTTCTAAAATACTCTCTGCTTCGTGGTTCAGCTGCATCAACCATGATTTTAACTTTTCTTAACCCCATATCGAATATGGCCTGTGCAAGTTCACTAAGTTGACAGCCCTTTTTATAGAATTCTCCGAATACATAGATAGTTTTGTTGTTGCGGTCGTATAAGGTTTCAATGACTGCTGAAGGGTCTACAAAGCCCAAGTCCATTCCAACTCTGTGCTCCATAGTTTTAGCGAGCTCAAGTGGGTTAAAATCTTGTTTAGTCCAGTTAGTAATAACCAGACCTTCCGCGACTGCAAACTCACCTAAAGCATATATTTTATAATATAAAGGATTACTTAATTCTTTCTCTTCCAGAGCTTTTATATAGGCTTTAGGAAGGAATCTATTATCTTTATAGGTCGTCCTAAGAATCATGGTAGCTTCTATATCATAGACTGCTTCCTTAGGGTCAAACCATTTCTTATATACCCAGTTAGCTTTAGATACCGGGTTGAAGCTGACGAACAGCTGAAGGTCAGCTGCCATCGCTCTTAGACGAAGGTCTAACTGAGTAAAGTCATCTGCCGTAATCTCAGTAGACTCTTCTACCCATATATCTGTAATGTCTGTAATAGACTTTATCTTTTCACTGTCGTCTAAGCCTTTGAATAAAAATACACTTTCATTCGGTAATATGATTGTGTATGTCGTTTGATTTATTGTGCAATGCTCATACAGCTTCCACTTCTTTAATAAGTCGATTATAAGCTGAAATACTGAGTCTCTTAGAGTAGTTCCAAATTTACGTATTACTAATATTTTTCTTTTACTTTTACATGCCTTGACTAAAAGTTTTTGGCCCAAGAAAACAGACTTACCTGAACCAGCACCTCCATAATACACTTCATACCGTTTACTGTAGTCAGTGAGGTGAGGAAGGTAAGCCTCGTTAAATAGTGACTTCTTAAGCTTAAGATTAATAGAGGCCATAGTTAGTCCTCCGTTATCTCAATGTTTATTTCCTTATTAGTAATAGTGTTTTCTACTTTCTGAGTAGCTCCGTAACCTGCTCTATCAAGTGCGTCTTTACTTGCTGATAAAGCTACTTGCTCATTGTTACTGTCTATAAGCTGTTCTAATCTATGTCTTGCTTTATAAGCTAAAGGTTGGAAGGCTCTGTGCATTTCTGCATTAAGAGCCTCCTGAAAATCCTCACGTGCTACCCATTTAGAAAAAGTAGTCCTAGACACTCCAAGCTCAGCAGCTATCTCCTGCTTTTGCATTTTAGTATGTACGAGCATTTCAACAGCTTTCTGCATCTTTTGATTTAGTGCCATTGGAATTCCTCCTTACTTTTTCTTTGTTATAATAGCTCCTATAATTAGTGCCACAATAAAAGTGCCACACAAAATTCCGATACTTGCTACAATTGCGCTACCAATAGTCATTTTACTCTCTCCTTAAAAACTAAAATTAAATTCCTTTTCAGGCTTCAGGTGCACTAACTCAATAGTGCGCTTTCTGTTCGCTTTACCGAGCTTAGGTGTAAACTCAGTATTTCTCTTTATGTAATTCTTAGCTTCGAGATTGTCTAAGGCATTTCTGATAGTCTTCTCAGATACATTAAACATCTTTGCAAACTGTTCGTTAGTGTGATAGCAAAGTTTATTATCTCTCACGTAAGATTCAATTACTGATAACATCAGTATTTCTAAAGGGTTCAAGTTCGTATTAAAAAATTCAGTGTTTACTTTAATGTAATTCATATTCAATTCCTCATTCATTAATTATTCATTAGTTAAACTGCGCGTGATATTTTTCTACAGCAGCAATAAGCTCTGGTGTTTTCTTAAATACAAACCAGTTATAATTCTTATGACTAGTAGGGTCAGGAATTACCTCATAGTCTCTGAAGCCAAGCTCAAGAAGATAATTAAGTAATCTTAGGCGCTTTACGTAGTACAGGGTGTCGTTGTTCATTATCATAGTTTTCTAACTCCTTTATTCTGTTTTCTAGTTCTTTAATATAGGTTTTGAGCTGTTCCAGCTCTAATATTATACAATTTATTGTATGTAGGTTTTCATCGTTCATGGCATTTACCTCTTGTATAATTTAGCTGATTATTTATTAGCTGCTTTCATTTCTGAGCAAAAACCATAATACTTTGCTATAGCCAGCTTCCACTCATAGTAATACTGAGTTACAATAGAGTCATCTTTTCCATAGGCTTCAAGAAGTTCCTGATACATTTTTCTAGCACTATCAACTTCAGCTTTAAGTGCTTTCTTCTTCTGTGCGCGCTCGTGATACTCGCGCTTGCGTGCTTCTTCAGCTGCTTTTCTTTCTCTAATAGATATTGCCTCGGCAATATGGCTGTCATAATATCTTAGACGAGCTCTGGCCTGTGCTAAGCCACTTCTGAGCTTATGTGCTCCGTCTGCATCTTTATTTTTCTTAGCTTCTTCATAAGCCATCTCATAGCCCTTGATTTTATCTTCATAGAAGCTGCGGGGTTTATTAAGGTTGCATTTGATTTCTGATACATGCCAGTTAGGTTTATCTTTAGCTAGATTCTCAGCTGGGGTTAGAAGCTGTAAGTTAGTCATATAGTAATCCTCAATCTTATCATGTTCATTATTTATATGGTCCACAACTAGGCCTTCGGGAACTTCTTGCTCTTTAGAGTGCCATGCGTACATAGCGCGATGTAAGCCGATACTTCTTGTTTTGTAGACGTAACCAAATACAGATTTCTCATAAGGCACAATAATTCTGTTTCCATTCTCATCTAGCTCGTAGATGTTAAGCATGAAGTAGCCATCAGAGTTAGGGAAGGGTTTAATCTCGCCGTCTTCTCTAAATACTCGGCAGTCTTTGGTAATAGTGGTGATTCCGGAATTCTTTAATTCTTCTTTAGTTAATCTTCTTGCGTACATAATAAGTACTCCTTTAAAAATAATTACTAAGCACTCTCAGGTGCCTGCATTGAATTTAGCTAATTTTTTTTCAAGAAGTTTTAAAATTTACTCGCTATTCATCGTATTTTATAATGTGAGCGTTTGAAGCCGGGAAAACTGCACAGAAAACTTTTCAAAACTTTGTGCAGTTTGTCAGCTTACAAATTCTTCCAAATACGTTATAATATATATGTCGTTGAGACACTAAAGAAATTAATGAATGAGGAGAACATCACCATGAAAAACACCAAAACTATCGCTTGGACCAAACTTAAGGTACACATCGACGATTGCACCTACAAAATCATTCCGCTCGAAGGCATTTATGAAATGAAGCTTGAAAACACTTCTGGTGACATTCACAAAATGCTTAAGCAGGACCTCATTGAAGGCAATGACCGTTTTCTTATCGCTACCTTCGACTATACAGACAAAGGCTTTAGCTTTGAGATGTTCTATAGTTTTGATGAGTTTGATATGAAAGAGTTCATTGATTATGAATATCAGCTCGCTAACTTCGTTCTTGGTAACCGAATTAAGAAGCCTACAATTGTAACAATTAAATAATTTAATATATAACCGTCCCTAAACAAAAAACGCGATATGGAGCCCATAAACGGCCTGTATCGCGTTTTCTTTATTTACCCTATAACTTATATACCCTAAGTCTAAACGTGCCTTAAAACGCGTCTGGTGGCTTCTGGTGAGTAGAGGGGGGGGGCCCCCCCCGGTGTATATATATTATATATTCTTTTAAATATATATTTTAACTGTAGATTAACTATAGCTTTTTATCTAAAGATTTAGACTGAAGGCTTTAGCCTGAAGTCTATAGACAGCTTGCTGGCTACAGCTATAGCTTTAGCTATAGCAATATCTAAAAATAATCTTTAGTTCTTAAATAAATATATATATAGATATATATAAATATAATATATATATAATATATTAATATATATTATTATATAGGGTAAAATTTACCCTAGCAAATCTATATTTTTAGCCACATGGAAGGGTAAAATTTACCCTCTCACTTGATTGTGGAAGGGTAAAAATTACCCTAGCAAAGGATAAGTTTCTTTCAAAATATCTGTTGGCGTAAAGTGTTTTGAGTATGGTTTTCCGCAACACATCTTACCCTCTTGACATCCTGTAGACTTCTGGCAGCCAGCGCCAGTAGCTCTAATATTAAACATTTCAGGACTCAACTCATATAGAGCTTCCCAAATCTTTAACATGACATATTTAGTTTCTGTAGTATTTCTATGACAGACCCTCTGACTAATCATATGCTTAAGTTGAAAAGGGGTTGCACTGATAATAAGTATGTTTCTTAGTCCTTGAGGAGCCGCGTACCCGGCAGAGTCATTGCCAGTATCTTCTGCGAATGACTTATAGCCTTCCATAGCAGTCTTACAGTATCTTAAATAGTCTTCTTCTAGTCCAGCCTCCATAATCTCATAAGGTATACAGAAATCAGCCTCGTCAGAATAATCACTATACTGTAGAGAAGCACTCATAAACTTTACTTCATTTTGATGTCGGGTTATTTGAGCTAGAAAACGTCTTGATGCTCCTACTACAGCAATATGAATAACTCCGAACTTCTGTATAGTTGGATGAGGCAGGGCACACATATTTTTTACTGTTGCCGGCTTATAGCTTTGAGTTAGCAGTCCATATAAGTCTGCCATATTTTTTATCTTATGTCCTCGTTGAGTAAGACGAGCACAGAAAACCATCATTTGTTCAGCAGCCTTTACGGCTTCAGGGTTTAAAATATTTACTTGTATATTCTTCATATAGCCTCCAGAGCTCCATATTTGACCCGTATCACATTTTTAGCTTAGGGCCTATATCTGTATATCCCTAATTAAGAAAACGCGATACGGGCTCACCAGGAGCCTCAGAATCATATAAGAGACCTTTAAGCAATAATAAATAGTTTATCTGGTCCGTGAGCTTTTCAAGCCATAGGTCGTTATCTTTACAGTCATTCTCAATCATTTCAAATAGACTTATAGTGTGCTTCGACATTTGACCGCCAAGAGCTTGTATAGGAGTACGATGTAATACGCTTCCTGCAGTTTTAAAGGCAGAGAGCCGGTCTCTATCATCTGGCGCATACTCTTTTCCTTTAGTCTCTAAGATAGCGCGACAAATTCCAAACTGTTCTTCTACTAAGTCATTAAAGTCTTGAGTCTTCATGTAATCACCTCAGACCAATTTTACTAACAAGTTACTAACGTTATCAACAGAAATATCAAAAAATTAATAAAAAGTTTGCAATTCAGTCATAAATCTGTTATATTCTACTTGTGAGCAATTTCGTCACAGCATAGGGCATACATCGACGCAGGTCAGACAAGACGATATGAGAGTAAAAAGCAACCATTCAATCCCTGATGGTTGCTTTTGCTTTTTATATACCGTAAAATGTCTTTAGCTCGTGTTTTAATGCTTTACCTGCTGCCTCAATCTCTTGGTCTTTAGGTCTGTAAACATTCTTCCACTGATTTTGAATGGCGTTCTCTAGCATTAATCTCTGCACATTAATATTACCGTTAGACAGTTTTTCAACTCTAGTAAGGAGCATCTTTAAGCCTCGCATGCTTATTGGTGCTCCTATTTCTTTTCTCATTTCTAAATAATCATTAAATAATGACCATGTAGCCGCGAATGCGTGCTCCTTTATATATAAATTTAATTCATTAGTACTTACTTCTTCAGTACTTAATTGATTAGTATTTAATTGTAGCTGATTATCTACTACTAGGTTTTCCATATCTGCATTATCCACATATAGGTTTTCTATAACTGGAGTTTCGTATATTACATACTCGTACTGAAAATGTCCTTTTTCATTCTGTAACTTATTGATTTTCATATAGCCGTGCGCTTCAAGCTCTTTCATTGCATTTCTTACAGCTGTAATACTTTCTTTACAAATTGATACTAAACCATTAATAGAATAATCCCAGTCATCTGGAAGTGATAAACAAACTGCTAGAAGCCCTTTAGCTTTCATAGAAAGTTGTTTGTTGCGTAAAAACTGATTTGACATTACTGTGTAATTGCGATTTTTCTCTACTCTTAATACCGTTGACATAATCTATCATCTCTTTTCTCATTTAATAGATTCATTGTATCGTGCCAGAATGTCAAAATACACCTTTATTTTTTTGACAATACTGTTAAGTCAATATTTTCAAGCAATACCAGAACATTAAAACGTATAATTATTCGCTGAAAATGAATGGAATTTAGGGGCTCCCGACTGGTTAGATACACGTTAAAGTAAGTATATGGAAAACATTTCCAGTATCTAACGAAAAGAGGAATATAGAATGTCAGTAAGATTAATAGCAGTAAACAGTTATGTTAAGGCTCTACAGAAGTCAGGAATGAAGCAAAGAAGCGAGGTTGACTACATGAGCTGCCTTAAATCAAAGCTTTATCACATCCAAGGTGATAAGGTATTATTCAGAACTTATATAAATGATATTGAGTATTGGGAGTATGCTTTCAAGCGTGCCGGCGTTGGTAATATTGAATATGTATACACTACTTTCGGTTGCGAAGAATAGAAAAGAATAGAAAAGACTGCGGAAAAATACCGCAGTCTATTTTTTTTTATTCAGTTGTAATAATCTGCTTGATTTCCTTAACGTCGTTCTCAATCACACCAAGGCGCTCTGCATAGACTGTTAAAGTCTCAATAGCTTTCTCGTTTACTAAGCGATTCTCCGCGATTTCTGTCATAAGTTTCTCTTCACGAGCTACTGACTGTTGATAGATTTTCCAAATGAAGAAGCCCATCGCAATTACTAAGGCAATTGGAAAACCAAGTGTTGCTATTAATTCTGTTATTACTCCTAGTTCCATATTATTTCCATCTTCCTTTCACGTCATAAGATAATAAGTGTGCTCTTGAGCTCGTTGAACTCATAGAATTTAGCTGATAGCTGCCAGTCTTAGTGGTACTTCCTGTAGTGTTAGAAGGAAATACAATACACCAAGATTGGCCCGTAGGCATCGTCTGTACAGTCACAGAAGGCCTAGCCGCGAAGGTAAACGGAAAACTTAAGTTAGTTGATGATAGTTCACCTGAGCTATACCAGCTAGCATTTGTTGAGGTTGATACTGCAGTGGTTACAGATAGTGTTCTCCAGCATTCTGCTGTACCGTCTGACCACTTTCTATATGACCAGCCAGAGTCATTTAGTCTTTGTTCTACGATAGTAGGTACTGCAGCTTCATTGATAGTTACTGGAACATAGAAGGCAAAGTCTGTTCTACTCCAGTCAAAAATAGGTACGGCCGCGAGAATAGTGTTGACTTCTAAAGGCTCATGAACTACTTCGTCTGATACCATAATTCTAAGGTCATAAACGTTTAAGTATTTAAGACCGTGACTAGCTGCATTAAGGTTTAGAGTATAAGTATAGTCAGTGCCATTTAGTTCAAAGCTATTGCCGTAGTAAGAAGCACTTGTAGCATAACCTACATCGTAGTGATTCCACTCGCCGTTATTCTCAGCTATATCAAAGCTGATACGCATTTTATTTTCTTTAAGGCCAAAGTCGCCACTGAAGAATTTACCTGTGATAGTTACTGTAACATCTCCATCACCAGTCATAGGGGTTGCAGTAGCACTACTAGTAAGCTTTACGTAAGGAACATAGTTACCTACATTGGTACTAAACTGCATTGTCTCTTGATGAGTTCTACCATAGTTATCAGTGATAGCGAAGTCAAAATGTGCTTCTGTCTCACCGCCAGATACGGTTGTGAAGTCACCCGTAGGACCAAACTTATTAACGCCACCGTGAGTACAATATTGAGTCTCAATAGTAGCTCCCTTATGAGATTGACCGCCTGTTTTAAAGTAAGGTTTAGATACATATCTGACTAGCGTTCTATTATTACCAGTAAGATATTGTATAGTCTCTGCATCAGTATCATAAACGTCTGTATCTAAGGTAGGCATATAGTTTATGATACTTAGATTTACATAGTCAGAAGGCTCTCTATAAGTAAGACCATCATCTGTAGATACAGACTCAATAAAGAATCTCACTCGCTTTGTAAGTAAGCCTTGGTCCTGAATGGTCCAGAGTTGCTTTATCTCATCTTCTGTAAAGGTAAAAGTATGATTGCCTGCACCAGTAACCCTATGTAAAGTAGTAGTCTTAGTATTAGCAGTTCCGTCTAGTGATAAATAAATATAACCAGTAGTACCGCTAGGCACAGCATAACCAATTACCGGCGAATCTTCATCAGTAAAGTCAGGTGCAGAAGTTATAATAGCGTGCTTAGAAATAGGGTCTAATGTGATATAGTCAGTTCCAACACTTCCACTATAACCAAAGTTCTCTGTACTCGTTGTTGGTGTGGTGTCAGGTAAAAATACATCATCTATACGTATACTGCATGAAAAATAACCTGTCTTAGTTCCATCTGCCTCATGAGGTACTACGGTAGTGCCGGATGCTATAGTTTTAGTTTCACCTACTAAAACTTCTATATAAAGATTATCTAGTGACGCAAAGGTCTTGCCACCATACGTTAACTTAAAGTCTGTAAAGGCACTGCCATAACCAGTATTACCTACAACAATACCAGTAGCATTTTGCATCCAAGTGTTATTACTAATATATCGGCGAGTGTACTCAAAACCTTTTAATTGTACTTTTACTGACCAGTCAATCGTACTCGAACCGCTCACAATGTCTTGGCTTTTTATAGCCCAGTCTAAA